TAATCTACTATCAGTCTCTGATGAAGATAATCTAAACACTCTAGAACCAGTTGCCCAACGTGGGTTAGAACTGTTCTGGGGGTTAGGTATAAAGAATATACCCTTCATGTTTCCAACTAAGTCAGAAATCAATCTTCTATCTTTTACAACAGCACGTGCACCAGATGTTTGACCAATTAATATCTCACCAATTCTAGCATTACCATAGTAATCAGGTGATATAGTTTGTGCCATAACAACAGTGTCAATGTTTAAGACATCTGTTTGTGACGCATATGAGTCTGGTAGTATAGCATTAGTTTGACTATATGGATTAGTAGATAATCCGTTGTTAGGAGCAGCAATTCTAAACCTTGATCCAGATTGTGCACCAATAACAGTTTCACCAATAACAAATGGTGTTTCGTTCGTTCTAGCATCTTCTGTGGAGTTCTTAACTATCTCAATCAACTTAGGTGTGATGTAAGTCATTACCTGATCACCATCAAAGAATGCATACATTCTTGTTTTTGGTTTGATACGTTGTACATCGAACCCAACGTTTCTGGAACGAATCCACGGTACGAATGTTGAGTCAATAATACTATCACCTAATGATCTTCTGTCAATCCTAGGTACAACTCTGGTTCTTACACCACTTCTTACCTGACGACGAGTTGTAGTGATAGTCTCACCAGCTAGAACTCTTCTAGGTACACCACGAGCAAATGTTGTTTCTCTCCATCTTCTTGTTTCAGATCTTCTAACACCAGTCCATGCTGTTCTCCATGCTCTCCACTGTATAGGAGCAAAACCTTGTTGGTTTGCACCTAACCTTCTACGAGTTGCTTCGAAGTTACCTTCTATGTTTGTTATTCTAACAGGAGCACGACGTGTATCTGTCCAGTCATCAGATGCAGGAGTTAGATCAATACGACCAATGAATGTGAAGACGTTAAATGGGTTAACGTTCTCCATTCTAGAAGCATATGGTTGTATGATTAATGCATCAGATGTATATGGAAGAGTTAAAATATTAGCAGTTGCTTTCTGTATATTAGAAGAAGCAGTCTCGTTCCACTCTAATGCTACGTTAGTAGTATAGTGCTGTGGACGTAATTCTCCTTCAGTAAAGTCTAATGAACACTTAAAGTCAATTGATTGAGTTGCAGATGTTCCATGAGATGTAAAGTCATCAACCATGAATCCATTCTTAAGACGATCAAATCCATCATCATCATACGCTTTTACGTTTCTAGCATCACTCTCAAGAAGTGATAGAGAAGTATAGTACTCAACGTCTTGTAAACGTCTGTCCATGTTACCAATGTCTTCCATTGTATAACGACGCTGTTGATGTAATGAAATAACTATATCTTCATCTACATCATAAACATATGGTTCGTATGTAATCTTGGCAAGTAACATTGCATTATCAAGATTATCTGCCTCAGGGGGATCTTCAGCAGGGATACCTTGTGATAGTTTTAGATCACCATCATGAGTCATGAATAACTTGTCACGACGTGGAAGATAGTAATCGTAATCACATCTAAATTCTTCTTCTACCTTAGGTGGATTAAAGATTGTAGAACCACCTGCACCACCAGTGGATGTAAATACTCTTGCATCAAAGTCTAAACTAACACAGTTAGTGTAGTATGGTTGCTCAACAGTACCAGATCCAGATGCTAATTCACCAACAGCAGGTCTGAAGTCTACAGTATCAGTTAAGTATCTCTGACTGTTATCTCCTCTCCATCTAGGAATATCAGCAAAGTCAATACCAGAATAAGACTGGTTAGAGAAGTAATCTCCTGATGCTTCATGAATGAAGTAGTCAAATACAACTGCTAGTTTTCTACGAGGTTCAGCAGTACCACCCTTTCTAACAAGTTTAGATACACTATAGTAGTATGAGTTTAGATTAGAATCTAAATCAAAGTTTGCTGTGATGTTCTTTGATCCTCTTTCTAATGATCCGTCAGCGTCATCAACAACACCAACTAAAGCATTTAGAGCATCATCAAAACCATCAACAGTTTCACCTGAGTTAAAGAACTCAGAACTTGTAGGTACGATGTATAGTCTAAGATTATTAGAGTTAAATGATACAACTCTTGCACGTGCACCACTAGTTCTACCAACGACAATAGATCCTGGATCGAAGAATACGTTCTCTGTTAGAACAATATATGGAACTTGTGCATCAGTATCTGCTTCTGATTCATATACAGCATGAATCTTATAAACATCGTTTAGAGCAAATGATATCTCTTCATCCTCAATACGTGTACCATATAAGTTACCATATGTTAAACCATAGTTCTGTACATCAGTATTGTTTCTAGTACGAACAACTTTCATTGTTCTCATCTTAGCAGCAGTCTTAATCTTCTTAGATACTGTATTAACAGAAACTGCAGCAGTTAGAGTTACTTCAGATATATTTGATGAACCACCACTACCACCGTTCATACCAGTGACCTGTAGTGATTGTCTATTAGCACCAAATGTTACACCGATAGTAGGAGAGTTCTTCTCTGACTCTGCCTCAATATCAACGTTAGTACCAGGTGTCCAACCATATCCAGTATGACTGTTAGAACCTGTAGTAACTGTAAGAATATAATTCTCACCATCTAGTGTAGTGAACTGTTCGTTCTCAGGTAATGTAAATGTAACGTCACCAGATGATAACTGTTTGTTAGCAAATGTTTTTAGTATGGTAAATGATTCATCTGAGATTGACTTGATAGCTCTCTTAGGCATATCAATAACCAATTCTCCATCCATTACAGTCTTCTGATTAAAGATAGGACGTAAACGTACAACCTGTCCTGCAGGGTACTCAGCATCACCAACAGTACCTTTTGTCAAACCTGTATCTAATGCAGCATGCTGTTGTGTAAAATCAAACACAACTGCAGTACCAGGATCATTCCTGTTTGCAGTAGTAAATCCAATAGCAGCAGGATCTATTCTCTTAACACGAATAGAGTTCTGTGCTTTGCCATCGGTAGCAGTTGCAGTTAGAACTTCACCTGCACGAATATCATTCTCAAATAAAGTACCATAACCTTCTATTCTATCGTTACCACCTACAGCATCAATAGTGATAGTTGTGCCTGGTAATGACTCTCTTAAGTTAAGTGTCAACGAAGCAGTAAAGATAACAGTAGAACCATCCTTACCAACTACCTGACGAATGTCAGATTGCTCATATGGATATACTGCATCTAATGTATCTAATACTCTACCATCTCTTTCTATAACTTCACCAATCTGGAATTGTCCAGATACCTGATGAAGCATTGCTGCTGCACCAGATCCACTGTATACAAAACCTGTAGCACCAGATTGACGACCTCTTAATACTTCTCCACTATTAACTGTTTGACTGTTTGCAAAGTTAATAGCAGTCATCATCTGTATGTCAAACATAAACAGATTATACTTAGATCCATCACGCTCTAACTGTAGAGTACGTGCCATACCTATGAGACGACCCTGTACGCTGTTAGAAGCACCTGTACCAGACCAGTTGTCTCTTAGTTCCAATACCTGATAACAGTTGGTTACACCCTCTCCTGCGATCTCTGGCCAACCCCAGATGTCATATACTTCGCATGACTGTGAGAAGTCAATAGGAATGATTTGGTTATTACGTCCAACAAATGTACGAGGTTTTGGTGAATCAACGTAGTTTGCTGTTAGAAGTTCAGTTCTAAATCCTTTTACATATGCCTTTCCTTTACCAACTTCCAACGCAGCATAGTTCTGACTTGCTACATTACCATCAGCAGAAGTTGTACCTGCTTTATATACACCATTATTAAAGAAATCATCTAAGTGTTCTCTAGGACGTACCTCAAATGAGTTTACAACATAGTCACCATGTGTCTCATAAGTACGACGAGCAATAGATTTCTCAATCTCATTATACTCAGTACGATCAACAAAGTTTTCTACAATAGAATTATTAAGACGTAACAATTCTATAAAGTTCTTATCAGTGTCATCAGTTATTGGTTTCTTAACTAATGTACAATTAATTTTAAATCTATGTGAACCTGGTGCAGAATAGTTTGATGATCCGATAGCATTATCAGTCAATGCAGGATCGTCTTCTGGAGTTATAATAGATTCTGATACTTCGAAACCAACTCTATAAGATGGGTTGTTAGTATACTGATCTAAGATAATATATGCAGATGCAATATCTACAAAGTGACCTCTAATAAAATATACACCTTCGTTAATATATGCAGTAGTACCAATCTGTGATGCTTCCACAGGTAATAACTGAGCAAATGGTGATCCAACTTCGATCAAAGTATTACCGAAAGTCAATTCATTCTCGCAAATTAACTGTTCATTGTTCTGGAATACCTTTGTACTTACATCAGATGTAGTATCACCTGACTCAATATACTTAAGATAGAAACTAATATAACCACGACTAGATTCAGTAGCAGGAATAGAGAAAAGAATCTTAGCTTTAATGCCAGTAGTAAGACCCTCTACAATCTTTCCATGTAACTGTGTTCTATATGTCTCTACGTCTACTCCTAAAAATGCTTGCTGAATAAGGATGTTATGTACAGTTAAGTCATATCCTATTTGACCAGGTATGACCATAGCACCTTCTTTAAAGAGGTGCGTACCCATATTCTCAATCTGATTCTGTAGAATCGATTGCATAGTAGTAAGTTCTCTAGCCTGGATTGGAAATCCTGGTCTAAAGAGTACTCTATAAAAATTATTTGCTTTACTGAAATCGTCGAAATACGGAGCGATATTCAGATTGGTATTTTGTGGCATTGTTTAGAACTCGACTACGATCTTGATATCTTCGATTTGGTCTCCTGCTCTGGAGATAGCACCTCTGTTATCTATGTAAATAATCTCACCGCTATTTGGCTCGATCTCAGGTTTTGCATAACCATTAGTAAATGACATACCCAAGTCATATTCTGTATTGTTAATAATACGAGTGGATGAACCAGAGACTATTGGGAAGTTGATGTCTGGGTCAGCAGAGGTACCTGATGTAGCACCTACCACAGGGTTACCACCTTCGAAGTCAGTTAGGTTACCAGTAATTTCTGGGAACACACCATCGATTCTATTTTGATAGAACTTCAGGACTTTAGTGGTATCATTCCATGATATAACTCTACCTCTAGCAGTCACCTGTTGACCACCAACGGTACGAGATTGGGTTACGATCTCATCAGTTTGGAACTGACCTGTAAAGGTTGGTGAGAATATCACCGCTTGAGTCGCAGATAATGTAATAGCAGATGTAAGAGCTGTAGTTCCATACTGCTTAGGATTGATCACCAAACCAATACGACGATAATCGTTATCAGTTGGGAAGTCACCTGAACCTTCAGCGTAGGTGAACTTGGTGTTGATCATCACACGGTATCCACCTAACTCAGAGTCTGGTTCAGCACCATGTCCTGTCTCAGGGGGAATGATAACGTCAATAGCAGCACCAGTACCAGTTCCTGCACCAATACCGTTGACCTCATCGATAACGATCTTACCAAAGTTGTATCCAGATCCACCAGATGTCACAGTGGCGTTAACTATACGTCCACCATCTACAACCAGTGATACTCTTCCACCAACTCCGTCACCTTTAATAGGGACGTTTTCGTAGGTTCCGTTGTTGTATCCAGTACCTGATGCTTGGATAACAACTGTATCAATCTCTCCACCAACAGCATCACCTGTAACAGCGACATCGCTAAGAACAGGCATATAATCGTTAGAGAAGAATTTTAAGACCTGACCAACAGGTATAGTATAAAGATACTTCCAACGATAACCATCGGAGGTAGTGATAATACTTGTTGACGTACCAGTTGGCTCAACCGTAGACGGTTTGCCATTGGGGTCCGAAGGAGACGTGCCATTGTAGATACATTTATAGGTTTGATATTGTGAGTTTACAACATAGAAGTCTGCATCGTACAACTTAGTTGCACCAGATGAAGCAGTCTTTGTAGAACTATAATCATGTCTATACATATCATAAACATAACCTAATCCACCAGTTGTTTGCTCTGGGGGTGTCCAGTCGATTCTTCTAACAACCTGTATAGTGTCATTCGCAAGAACACGTTTCAGTGAAATCATGTCTGCAAATGTATCTGAGAACTCTTGGAAAGAGTCAACAGGTGTAGGAGGTGCGTTTTCGTTATCCCATTCTTGTGGTCTGCCAATGAATACGTACAACCTATCTCTAGACGTACCCGCCTCAAGGTCTGACTGCGACGCATCTGCTCCCTCAAGAGCCTTTATGAATCTCTCGGCAGTAAAAATTCTAAATTGATCGGTGAGTAGTGCCATGACGCAGTGGTTACCTTCCTTTTATTTATGTGACTTATTCAGGTTCGTTTCGAACGAGGTTAGTATACTCCGTTTTAAAGAATACAACCGTCGCACCAGATGTACCACCTGTTAGGGTATCACTGGTTGTAAATTGGTAAGTATTACCATTATTTGTTAGATCTTTTACTTCTAACTGTACATATCCAGTAGCATATGCATTATTAAATGCAACTACTTTAGCAGTTACACCAGTAGAGTTACCAGTTATGATTTCATCTACTTGGAAATTAACGCTATTCCATGATTTAGCAATAATGAAAGAGGTCGCACTATGTGCAACACCATCACCAAGAGCACCTGCAACAGATACAGTAGACACTAATGGTACTAAACTAGAATCATATAACTGATCCCCTTGTTGGAATAGTGTGGTGTTTTGACCACCAACAGTTTCCTCAATACCATAAAGAGATGACGCAATACCACCATCTAGACTTATTTCATTTTCATACTCTGTACCAGTATTTACCAGGTCAGGGATACCATCACCTGCACCGTCTAATTCATCGTCATCTTCGAACTCAAAATTTTCCAATACACTGACAGGATCAGTAAAGATGAAAATATTCTTTCCTTGTGACTCAACAAGTACATGTGGTGCTTCACCTGTACCAGTAGAACTAGCAACACCTGCAATAAACTGAATCACAGCAGTGCTTTCATTAGAACGACCACCATCAATGAATGCTAATTCATCAACTTCGAATATTAAGAATAACTCTTTAGTTACTTTATTCCAGTCATATACAACAGCAACTTTATTAGTCTTGTCTTCTGTAACTCTTCTGATTCTATCTGAAACAGTAAAGTTATATCCAGACTGTCCACCAGAATCTGCTAAAGAATCTAATACAATTCTCTGATCATATCTAAAATTCAGTCCTCTAGTACATCCAGTAAAACTAGTAGTAGTCTTACCAGTGTATCTTACAATTTCAGTTCCTATTTGGAATTTACCAGAACCTGCAAATGCATCAGTGGTCTGAACATATAGAACAGTATCTGCTGCTGCAGCATTTCTTAGTAGTGCAGTTACATTATATAATGTACTCTCTAAAGAAGTTCTATTCCTTTGAGTTCTAATTAAGTTAGTGTCTCTGGTAAAGATGACCTGAGGAGGACTAACATAACTACCACCTGGATTTAGAATATCAATACTTGTTATTCTTCCAAGATTGATCTTTGCTTCAGCAGTAGCACCAGATCCACCACCACCAATTAGCTGTATAATTGGAGGAGTCTCAAAAAACTCACCTGGGTTACTGATAGAAATTCCAGTAACAGATCCGAACTGATTAACATCAGCAACACCTGTTGCTCCGTCTCCTCCACCACCTGATATAACAAGAGTAATATCGCCAAGATCGTAGTTCCTACCTTTACCTTCGATAGCAAGACCAGTTACACCACCAGTGATGGGAACTAGTTCAGCACCAGATCCACCACCACCTTTTATCTCTGCTTCAGCATTAAAATATCCATCACCAGGCTGCGTAACTTGTAAGTTACCTATACCACCTGAACCATCAGTCTTTAATACAATATTTGCATCTGCCTCAATAACACCTGAACTATTACTTGTTATCTCTAGTCTTAATGGATCATATCCTTCACCAGGATCTACAACATCCACAGATAGAAGATCACCGTTAACACCAATGTTTGCACGAAGAACTGCATCTCTAATAGGAGTACCACAGTTACCAACAGTAAGTCTTGGAGGATCAGTTGGACTATAACCAGAACCAGGATTAGTCACAATAACATCCTTCACTCCGTATACAGAGTTAAAGACAGGTTCTATTGTTGCACCGCTACCTGGTACTGTTCTTGTCATGTTACACCACCACTATGTCGCCAACCATGTTAGTCTCATGGATAGTACACTGATACTTGTATGTTGTTCCTGCAGCAACAGTCATTGGAACTGTGTATATCAATGTGCCTGTTGTGGAACCACTAATACCATCAGTAACAGCAGATCCTTGAGATGAAACTCTTATCTCAAATGGGTGACTTGATCCAGTCGTATTATAGAATGTATATGTAAACCCTCTATAGACATAGATTGTAGGATTATTAGTCGCAGATGATAAACCTGGTCCTGTAAACCTATATGCTGCTGCTCCATTAGAACCTACTGAATACCATATGGTAGGAGATGCACTAGTAGCCCATGCACTAGATGCTCCATTATAGAATATGTTCTGTCCTCCTGAACCGCCAGGTAGAGGATTATCAACGTTAACTGTCAGTGTATCACCAGACTGTGCAGTAGTAGCACCAGTACCACCAGCTATTGTTAGCGTGGTAGTTGCACTTCCTGCAGCCTGAGAACCTGTGTCACCAGCAACAGTCGAAAATAAGTTCTGTGTTACGTTGGGTGATGTGTTTGTTATGGTGATAGTACCTGCATTTAGGTTGGTCGAAACTCCTGTACCACCTGCAAATGTAATAGAGTCTGTAGTTACAGTAGCACTAGTACCACCATTATCAGCATTAATTGTTGAGAATAGGTTCTGATCAGGAGCACCCAATGCACCTGTCATGTTAATGGTAAGTGTATCACCCACCATCGCAGTTCCTATGTTTGTACCACCAACGATATTAAGAGTATCGTTAGCAGCAGATGCAGTTGTTGTACCTGTATCTCCAGTAACCGTCTCAAATAAGTTTTGTGTAGTTCCACCACTACCACCAGTTCCTTGCTCATCGTTAGCAGGTGACCATTTAGATGTTGATGCTACCCACTTAAGAACCTGACCATCAGTAGGACCACCGTTTACAGTTGTATCAACATCACTTAATAAAGTAACACTGCTGTTCTCTGAGATGAGAGGAACCCAAGCAGCACTGTGTGCAAAATATCCTTTACCAGTAGCATGTGCGTGTGCAAACATACCATGATGGTTTGTTGCATTAGGAAGGTCTCCCTCTGTTGCATATGGTGCATACCATTTAAAATATCCATCACTACCATCGACATAACTGTATGCTGATCCAGATCCACCAGCCCATAAATTGATATTACCTGTTCCAGTTTGCTTGATTGTAATAGCATCTGTCCCATCAGAGACTATCTGATTACCATTTGTATCAAGATCAGAACTTAGCAAGTTATAGTCACTCGCACGAAATGCTCCTGAAGGGCTGGAAGACCACTTTAATACTTGACCATCAGCAGGAGATCCACTAATGTCAACTTGGATTGTAGTATCGTTACCTAAGGCTGTATATAGTTCGTCAAAGTTGGAATTTACTTTGATAGCACCATCACGCAAAGTATCACCAGTGCCATCATTTGCCGAAGATCCAATACCAACTGATTGTTTAGCCATGTTTTTACAGTTTGTACAGTTTTATTTATGTGGCATCGAAGGAAATGCCAGTAGTATCCAACTTAACGTTGGTACTTGAGAAGTCCTCTGCAGTCTGACCACTACCACCACCTGTTACAGTAAGTGTAGCAACGTCAGTTGTTAGAGGAGAGTTTTGTGCAGCAGGTGCACCAATAGGACCTGCAATTTCACATCTGAATTTATATCCAGACATGTATGCAAGTGCTGTGAATGTTAAAGAGTTTGCTGTAGCTCCAGTAAGAACAGCAAAGGAGTAACCACCGTCAGTAGACCTGTACCACTGGTATGTCTTCGGTCCATCTTGAGGACTGATAGACACTGTAGTAGTAAAGGTGACAGAAGCATTTGCAGCTACGGTAGCTGACTGAGGTTGAGCACCAATCAAAATTGTTGCTGGAGCTGGAGCATCTCCGCCTGATGGTGGTGCAGGTGGTGTAGCAGCACCATTGTTGGCTGGTTGATTTAACGCCTCTCTACTAGTAATTCCTAGTAAATATGGAAACTCAGCTACCAGATTATTTTCACTGTCATATGATGTAGATAAGAAATAAGCATAGGTACCATCAGGGAACTCAGGTGTTACACAGAATCTACCATTATGATAATCTAGTATTCCTAGCCCCTCTTGATATTCCCAGTCCTGAATTAATGACCCAGCTGGAGGATTCTGTTGACTAGTTCCATATGTGGGTCTACCAACAGCTTCTTCTGATTTCACTCTATATGATGTACTTGCTAAAGTTAGGTCTGATGAATTTGACCAAGGGTTACTATAGCAATGAGGACCATATACAGGGAAACCATCAAATGCTAAACCTAGCATTTTAGAATGACCGTCTGGATGTCTTAAGTTATCACCGTTATACTGACTTGATCCATAATAGTCATTGTATGATGCCATTACAGAGTTAGCTTTCCAACATGATAAAAAGTCTGTATCGTGATAATGATACTGTCCTGTCTGTTCAGGATGCCCGCCACATGAGTCATCTCCAAAATTTACAGGAGAGTCAGGGAAGTGTGCATTCCAGTTAAATCCTGTAGGAGGGTTACCACCTGCTCCTGCACTAGGATTAAAAAATACAACGCCATTAGAAGCAACACCAATAGCACCTAAAGGTGTAGCTGCTCTTCCGTTTCTTTGATCGTAATAAGTATAGGTTCCTGAATATGCTGTTCTTGTATAATCTACAATTAATTCTAATGTGTTAGATGTTGCTCTCCAAAACTCACCAGATGCAACAGTCTGTTGTGTTCCAGTGTACTTAAATACTTGCTTCTTCTCGTTAGCTGTTCCTGCATCTAATACAAATAATATTCTATCTCCAACCTGAATACTCGAACCTAATAAAGAGTTATCAGCAACAGATATACTAATAGTAATTACAAATCCAGTCTGTGCAAAATTAGCATCATCAAACGTTCTACTAACACCGAATGTACCACCTCTATAATAAAAGGTATGCTCAAAATCCTGCTCGGTTACAGAACTAGGATTATTTGCATTAGGGAACGTTCCATACAATACTGGATTGGGTAATCCATCTCCATCTACTGTGATGTTTTTAGTTCCTGAGTTGTATGTTGATGTAGCAGCCATGTTTTATTTATTGGAACAATTGAGTAGGTAAGAAGTTAGAGATGATTGTCGCACCAGTCTGTACTGTAAGGATCACAGAGTTAGAGTAAATTGGTGAAGCACCTGCAGCAGTTATAGCAACACGGAACTCATCACCGTCATCTGCCTGTTCAGCACTTGCAGAACTATAGAGAGCAGCAGTAGCACCAGTTATGTTAGCCCAGTTAGTTTCACCATACTGCTTACGTTGCCACTGATAGTTGAGAGGTGTAGTTCCTACTAGACCATCAGATGCTTTAACAAACTCACTGATAACAGTAAATCCTGCAGTCTGACCTTGGTTAACTGTTACGTTAACTGGTTGAGTTGTGATTCTGATGAATCCTGGAACGATTACAATTGGGTTACCTTGGTTATCAGTTCCTTCACCTGCGTAAGTATCAAAACCTTGGTTAACAGCAGGACCTGTAGGTGAAACCCAATCATCCTCAACTACATTCTCAACAGTAACTTCAGGACTAGAGTATCCAACACCTGCAGTCTTAACATCAACTCTTAGAAGACCCATCAACGCACGTACACGTCCATCAAATCCAGAAGATGAAATAACATCAACGTTTGGACGTGAGGTATATCCATCACCAGGTGATGTAATGATTGCTGTCTTAATCTCACCTGTTGTGATAGATGAAAGTGCTTCAGCGTTACGTCCCTTAACAGTTCCTGTGTACTCGAAAGTAATTAAGGAGTTAGAAGATTCGATCAACGCAACTTCACGATCGTCATTCTCACCCTCGATTTGTAAGAGGTCACCTGCTTCTACAGGAGGTACGATAGTAGCAGCGATAACGTCAGCATCAGAACCGATGTATGAGAATGCAACGAATGTTGATCCCGCACGAGGAACTTCAGCAAAGATTATTCTAGAACCAACTAGTTCGTAACCTACGCCTGGTTCCTGAATAACACCGTTCAGTGAACAAATAATATTGTTCTCAGGAAGTATAGTACTAGAGCTAACACCTTCAGTTAGAGTTAGTGAGTAGAATCCACCTGCGTAACGTAAGTTAAAGGAAGATCTTAATGAATCAAACTCGAAGGAGATATCATCTAACTGACGTAACTTACCAACATAGTATCCAATAAACTCAGATCCTATTGTAGGTGCTTCAGTAAACTGAATCTGATCAGAGAACGCTGTGTATGCGAAGTTTGCACCAGGTGGTTGTAAGATACCATTAACGAATGTTAATAGGTGTCCTGCAGGATCTGGGAAGTATGCTTCACCATTATTAATAGTAAGTTTAAATGAAGTTTGTGTACCATCAAATCCTCTGAAGAATCTATTACATCTTCCAAGAAGTTCTTTAGATTGTGTTACACCTGCAGACCAGTCATTATCAGAAATGATTGTCAAGTTAGTTGGGAATGATCCAACAACATCTTCTAACCAGATTCTACCTGTAACACCACTCTGATATAGTCCAGAAACTTTACCATAACCACTTACTGCAGTTTCAGTAACACCACTTGCTTCAGCAAGAATAATTGGGAAGTTGTTGAGGTTCTCAAATTTACCAATTGCTGTACCTTGTCCTACAAGTTGTGCTGCAGCATCAGGTGTAACTTGGTTGCCTTCTGAATCTGTACCATATGGTAGTAAGTTTGCAATCCACATCTTATGTGGAACTGGAGGGTTAGCAGCAGGGTCAGGTGCTTGGTACTGAGTAACAACAGCAGTGAAACCAGGTTCCTTAATAATTGTACCTTGTAGTAAGTAAACTACATCACCTGCACTGAAGTCACCATTGTAACCACCATCACGAACAACACTAGAAATATCTAATTCTATTGATGATACAGCGTGTACATACTGATTAAGTTCTATTTGTTCGAATCCACCTGCAGTGATATTAGCAATATCTAAGATTGTATCAGTAATAGAACCATAGATTATATCACCGTCAGTAAAGTCTGCCTGTATAGTTTCGATATCAATTGTGATACGTCCACCAGTATTACCTACCAATGCACCTGATGAGTTCTCGTAGGAAACGATATCTGCTACAGCAGCATTTGATTTATTAAATACTTTCTCACCTGTAGCAAACTGACCTTTATTAAGGTTGATCAACATACGAGTTGTTGGTGTTCCGTTTATAGATGCAGTTAGTCCTGAAGTTACTCCCTCCATAACAGCGTTATCTGATAACGCACCATTTAATGATTCTACATAAATCCAACCTTCGTCAGTTCCATCACCACTCAATACAGAAGTCTGAACAACTACAGCATTGTTAGATGTAGAACCTTGTTGCTGTATTGTTTCACCATTTGTGAATCTACCTGTAGCAGCATCGATGTTATACTTGTAGTATAGTTTAATGATATCTGCTTCGTTATTACGTATTCTAATAACCTCAGATGTTGCATTAGATGTTGCACCAATAAGAATGTCAGCAGTGTTAAATCCTGCACTAATTGGTTGATCCAAATCACGCATTGGATATGTTGCAGTCGGTACGATAATACCTTGACGTACAACTGTTTGTAATCTTTGCTGACCTGTTAGATTTCTATCAAGTTCGAAGAGTCTGTATCTTGCATCATGACGAATCTCACGAGCAATCTCAAACCATTCTGCAGTAGCGTTTAGAACATAGTAGTAAGTTTGATCCTGTAATGCAGGTTCTATTTGACCAGAGGCAGGTATATAAGCAACGATGTCACCACGAGAGAAGAAGTTAGGACGTGTAATTCTTACAACACTTTCTCTCCTTTCGAATCCAACTTCGATAGTTGGTGTCAATAGAACTAGTTCTGGATCAGTATTATAATCTTCACCTTCGTCATATAGATTCTGTAAGTTAGTAGCATCAGTACTATTGATGAATGTAACTTGGTTATTTGATGGAGGTGCAGATCTGTTTAGAGCATGGTATGCAAGGTTTATAGAACTGTCAATCCTGAACTCTGTACTTTCCCACTCATACTCAAATCTAGAATCAATAGCTGCAGTGTTGGTTGTATCCTTGTAGATATCATAACCATCCCACTGAGTAGTATTGTTCTGATCATATAATGCACGTTTTACATATTCACGAATACGTGTTGTGTAGAAGAGTAAGTGCTGTCTAACAACATCTTGGAATGCAATAAAGTTACCCTCACCATCGAACCATGAGTTAACCAACTTAAGCATACCTTGGTTACCACCTGTGTTAAGGTCATACAATAATGCATGAACTATTTCAGAAGCAAAATCAGCTGTTATAGCAGTGTTAGGATACTGGTTAGTTGTTCTCTCAAATGATCTAGCAATTATCGCATGCTTATTAAAGAGAATATGTCGTGCAGACTTAAGATCAGATTTAGATCCACCTGATAGAGTCTTCATCAATACATCGAATAATGTATGGATAGAAGATTTAACGTTATAACATGTCCATGTCTGATACTGTCTGTTAAATGTCCATGGTTCTACTTTCTCAATAGCATCTAGATGACTACCACCACCATCTTTCGCTAACTTGATAGTATCAACAACAATGTTCATTAATGATTCTATCGCTGCAGCAGAGTTAGGGCATGTCTGACTCCAATTATCACCTGCATCAGCATAGTATGTAATGCTAACATCACGTTCTACCATTTCAGGTGCATACTTAACTGGCCAGATTGTTGGTAGAGTCTTAGTGATTGTACCATCTGTTAGAGATGCAGGAGTTGCAATAGCATCAGTAACGATTGCCATCATTGTTGTGATAGCAGATGCTACGTCAGCACATAGAGGAGTCTCAGTATCAGCAGTGATGATATAATCACCCTTATTGTATGGGAAGTAATCTAGATCATTATAGAATGATTGCTTAAACTTATGTCCACTTCTAGGATATGTCTTCTGTGCAGTGTTGCCATCTCTTGAGCATGTGAATGTTAATGAGTTAGGTGCTAACTTAGCAGTAGTTCCATTAACTAGACTGTGTGCACCGATAGTCAATACTAAGAATCCAGTTGCAGGATCATAGGTAGCATTTGTTGGTGTGTAAGTAACGATAGGTGACTGTCCAACATCAACTGTGATTGTAGAACCAGACTTAGCAACGATAGGTACTGGACGATCGAATGCAGGATCTTTAGCACGAGGATATGTATGAGTTGTAGCGTAATCATCCTGTGAACATGTAAATGTCAAGGAGTCAGTTCTAACTCTAACGTTCTCACCTGCCTTAGTAATTCCACCAGTTGTTGCAGATACAAATGTATGAGTTGTAGTGTTAGTAGAAGGAATATTTTCTAGAACCTGTACATCAAATGTGTTTGTAGTTACGTTAGATATATCTAACCAGTTTCCACTTGCAGGGTCAGATGATCTTGGATAAGAGTGGTTACCTGAACCTTGTGTACATGTGAATGTTAATGAATTATCAGCAATGTTAACTCTGTCTCCATTTGCCATATTATGACCTGTAACAGTCAATGTCATGACACCTGTTGATGGATCATATGAAGCACCAGTAGCAGTCAATCCTGCTGTTGGTCCTTTAAGTGCAGCAACACCTACAGTTCCAATGTCTAATACTAAGTGTCCTGTACCTGCATCATAAGTTGCATTAGAAACATCATAGTTAACGATCGGAGTTGTAGTTACGTTAACTGTAATTGTGTTTGTTGTCCATTCAGTTACTTGTAATGTCTGTCCAGATGCATAGTCAGTAGATCTTGGATATCCATGAACTGTTGAGTTACCATCAAATGTACATGAGAAGTTTAATCCATTATCAGCGATTGTGATAGTATTGGAATTAGTTAAGTTATGTGCTGAAGCAAATGATAGAACTAACTTACCAGTTTCACCATCATAAGTTGCTCCATTAGGAGTTAAGTTAGTAGGAGATCCACCAACAGAAACTGCGTTAGTTGCAGCACTTACAAATGTGTGTAGATAATTACCACCAGTTATCAATGCTTGTGATTCTGCAGTAACAAATTTATGTTGATAGTTACCACCAGTTATCAAAGCACCAGTGTTAGCACTCACAAATGAGTGAGTGTATTGATCATTAGGACCAGATGTTCCAACTTGTAATGTTACATTACCTGCAGGATCTTGTCTCTTAATTCCATTTGCTGTTGCAGATACAAACTCATGAGTGTAGTTACCACCAGTTTGTACAGCACCTGCAGTTGCAGACTTAAATGTATGTGTATAGTTACCACCAGTTATCAATGCTCCAGATACTGCATACTGGAATACGTGGTTTGTCTGGTTAGATATAGCACCAGATCCATCGTTAACATCTAATGTTATTGTTCCATCTTGCTTCCAAAGTCCGTTAGATGCAAAGGATACAAATGAGTGGGTGTATTGATCATTAGGACCAGAGTCACCTACAACGATACTAATAGTATTGTTATCAATCTTAGTAACAGGTAACCACTCATCGTATGATGGGTCAGATGTTCTAGGATATGATTTGTTAGCAGAGTTTCCATCTTTAGTGCATGTAAATGTTAATGCATTTTCTGCAACCTTAACCATGTCTCCTGCATGTGTTAGACCATTAGTAAGAGCAGATACAAATGTATGAGTTGTAGTGTTAGATGAAATACCAACGTTGATTTCGAATGTGTCTTGAGTTACGTTAGTAACTTGTATCCACTTATCGAATGCATAGTCAGATCCACCAGGTGCATTAGATCCATACTGTCTAGGATATGGATGAAGGGTTGCATTATTATCTAAAGCACAAGTAAATGTTATCGCTCCAATAGCAAGTTTAACTCTATCGTTATTTGCAAAACCATGATTAGCAAGAGTAACAACCATCTTACCATCAGCAGGTGTGAACACTGCATTGGTTGGAGTGTGAGTTGTATGTCCTGTCAATCCATGATTAGCAAGAGTTAGTTGTACAACACCAGTAGATGAATTGTAAGTTGCATTTGTTGGTGTATGCTGTGTATATCCAACAGCGTCAATATTGATGCTTGTATTCCAAGCAGGGTCAGGACCATTAGGTGCTGAAGCACGAGGATATACGTGATCAGTTGCATATGAATCTTCATCACATCTGAACACTAAAGAACTAGTTGCTAACTTAACACTTTGTCCAGTTCTGAAGTCATGAGGACCAACTGAAAGAACGATGTTACCAGTTGTGTGGTTAAAGTTTGCACCATGAATATCATAGTTCTTAATTACAGATGTACCAACGTTAACTGTTACAGTGTTAGCAGTAGTACCAACAATAGCAACTGGTTCGTCATAGATTGGGTCAGTTGTACGAGGATATGTGTGGTTAGTAGCATTAGCATCTTGAGTACAAGTGAATGTTAATGAGTTACCTAATATCTTGATGTTAGTTCCTGTTGTTAACTTGTGTGGTCCTATTGTTAGGATTAAGTTACCAGTGTTAGGTTCGTAAATGACCTGAGTAGGTGTGAACTTAATAAGTCTAGATGTACCAACGTTAACAGTAAATGTATCATTAGTCTTAGAAACGATAGGTAACCATTGTCCACTAACAGGGTCAGTAGATCTTGGATATGTATGATTACTTCTCTGATTATCCATTGAGCAAGTCAATGTCAATGAGTTATCAGCAATATTAATTCTGTTTCCTACATCAAATCCATGACCTGATATAGTTAAGGTTAGAAGACCTGTTGCTGCATTATAAGCAGCGTTGGTTGCTGTGTGAGATGTAGATGCAATATCAACAATATCGATAGCTGTATCATATGAAGGATCAGCACCATAGTTAAGAGCAAGAGACTCATTTCTCATTACCTGAATTGCTAGATCTCTAGCATAATTCATAATCCATGTTGCTTCAGTAGCATGTGTTAGACCTTCGTTAACATAGTATTCAGCAGCATGGAAGACCTTGTTATTACCACCGTGACGTAAGTTCCACTGGATAGCATATAAGAAGTCAGTTAAGTCATGTACACAGTTAATATTTCCACCAGGAATCTGAAGTGAAGGATACTGTGCTTTAGCAGCAGCAATAGTTTCTTCAGCAATAACTCTAATGTTTCTATCAATTACATCAGCAGCGTTAATGAATCTATCCTTAACAGCATTTCTTTCGTAAGATGATACATCAACATTATCAATAGATTCTGAACCACCACCAGTTATACCATCATCATCACCAGTTCCTGCATCAGGATTGTAAATGTAAAGGTTCTCACGACCAAATGCATTTCTCATTGTCAACTGAGCAATTTCAGTTGCGATCTTAATTACACTAATACCTGCAGCATCTTCACCAGGTGCAACACCTACATTACAAGTAATCGTACCTGTTTGTTTCTTAAGTCCATCAGTTGCGAAGGATACAAATGCGTGTGGAGTTGTGTTTGTAGAAGGTGTAGTTGATAGAGTCTGTACAGAGAAATTATTAGCATCGACATATGTTACAGGTAACCACGCTTTGTATGCAGGATCCTGAGGTCTTGGATATGCATGGTTTGATCCATTGCCATCTTCACCACATGTGAATACAACTGCATCTTCTTCTATCCAAACATAATCATTTGCTTTTGTAATTCCATTAGTAGTTGCAGATACGAATGTATGTGCAGTTACGTTAGTAGATGGGATTGTTTCTAATATTTGTACATCAAATGTATTCTGAGTTACGTTACGGATTGGTAACCATGAACCTGATGCAGGGTCAGTTGATCTTGGATAAGGATGGTTAGTTGTATTACCATCTAAAGTACATGTAAATGTAACTGAGTTATCAGCAAGCATTACACTAT